TTCGTTCCAGGAAATGGTATTAGATTTGAAAACGGTGTTCATGCAACCATGACTAACACAACATCTTTGACTATTGGCTACACTGGCTAGGAGGTTAAATGGCTAATACTACTTCGGGAACGACAACGTTCGATAAAAATTTTGCTATTGATGAAATAATAGAAGAAGCTTTTGAACGTATCGGTCAACAAAATGTTGCTGGCTATCAATTAAAAAATGCTAGACGAACTTTAAATATACTACTTCAAGAATGGGGTAATAGAGGTATTCATTATTGGGAAGTTGACGAAACCAATATGGATTTAATTGAGGGTCAATCTGATTATGATTTTTTTAGAGCTAGTGGTGATGGCACAAGCGCCGTTACTACTCCTACTAATGGTATTTTTGGAATGTCTGATGTTCTTGAAGCACAATTAAGATCTAACAGAACTTCTACAGATCAATCAGATAGTCCAATGACTAAAGTAGATAGATCAACATACGCAGGTTTTTCAAATAAATTATCAAAAGGAACACCAAATCAATATTGGGTAGAGAGACTTATTGATAGAGTTAGAATACATATTTATCCAACACCAGATTCTTCGAATGCATCTAAAGATATGCATTTTTATTTTATAAAAAGAATACAAGATGTTGGAGATTATACAAATGCAACAGACGTTCCATTTAGATTTGTCCCTTGTATGGTTTCAGGACTAGCATATTATCTATCCATGAAATACATGCCACAAATGGTTCAAACAACAAAGTTAGCTTATGAGGATGAGTTTGCTAGAGCACTAGCAGAAGATGGTTCTGCATCTAGTACACATATAACTCCTAAAGCATATTATCCAGGAGCATAATGGCAAAGTACGCAACAGGTAAATACGCAAGAGCAATATCAGATAGATCAGGCATGGAGTTTCCATACAAAGAAATGGTTAGAGAATGGAATGGATCTTTTGTGCATGTATCTGAATTTGAACCTAAACAACCACAATTAGAACCAAAACCAATGAATGGAGATTCTATTTCTCTAAGACATGTTAGACCAGATAGAACAGAAACAGCTGTTCCAAAACTTTTACCATTAAATCCATTTACTACAACAAATGGATCTACAACAATATCTGTAAATGAGCCAAACCATGGTCGATCAACTAGCGATACTGTTTGTTTTAGGGACGCAACTGTTGTTGGAGGCGTGGCTGCAGCAACAATAAATTTAACAACAGGATATACTATTACTAAAGTGGATGACGATAATTATACCTTTGCAACAGCTACAACATCTAGTATAAGTGAAACAGGAGGAGGCGGTTCTGTATCAGCAGGACCGGTAACAGTAACACCGTGATTAAAAAAATTAAAAATTTTATTTGTAAATTATTTGGTATTAAAGCTTGTAAATGTGATGATATAGATGAACATGAAGAATTATATTTACATGTGCCAGAACCAGAAATTCCATTATACACAGACGAAAATGGAAAAGCTATTAAATGCGGAACACATAATAGATACAAAAAAAGTTGTTCTATTTGTAAAGAGGTGGCAGGAGTAGCATAATGGCAGGATTAAGCGCATCAGGATTAAAAACACAAATAAGAAGTTACACAGAAGTTGATTCTAATGTGTTATCTGACTCTGTTTTAGAAAATATAATTTTAAATGCACAATATAGAATAATGAGAGATATTCCTATTGATGCAGATAGAAAACAACAAATAGGTAATTTTATAGCAGGTCAAGATCAAATAAATGCGCCGGCGGGTTGTTTATTTATAAGAAGTATACAAGTTTATGATTCTACTTCTGCAGTAACAGGTGAAAATTCTTATTTAGAAAAAAAAGACTACACATATCTACAAGAGTATGTTCCCTCTACTGAGTCTTCAAAAAGAGCTAAACCTAAATACTATGCCATGTATGGCGGAGCAACAGGGGAATCTGACACCACTTCAGGACGTATAGCTTTAGCCCCCACTCCAGATCAAAATTATAAATTTAGAGTGCATTTTAATTTTATGCCTGTTTTATTAGAGAATAATGACACTAATTATATTAGTCTTAACTTTCCAAATGGACTATTATATTGTTGTTTATCAGAAACATATGGTTTTTTAAAAGGACCCATAGATATGTTGACTTTATATGAAAATAAATATAAACAAGAGGTACAGAAGTTTGCTAATGAACAAGTCGGTAGACGAAGAAGAGATGACTATACAGATGGCACTGTTCGAATACCGGTAAGATCAGTAAACCCGTAGGAGATAAATTATGGCAATAACATCGGCGATATGTAATAGTTTTAAACAAGAGCTTTTAGTTGGAACACACAACTTTACAGCTACAACTGGAGACACTTTTAAATTAGCTTTATATACTAGTTCTGCAACCTTAGGTGCAGGAACGACAGCTTTTTCAAGCACAAACGAAATAACAAATTCAGGAACATCAACTGCTTACACATCAGGTGGCGTAACTCTTACAAGCGTGACACCAACATTAGATTCATCAACTGCAGTTTGTGATTTTGCTAACGCTAGTTTTACAAATGCTTCTTTTACAGCAAATGGATGTTTAATTTATAACTCATCAGAATCAAATAAAGCAGTCGCCGTGGTTGCTTTTGGTTCAGACAAAACTGTAACAACAGGAACTTTTACAATTCAATTTCCTACAGCGGATGCAACTAACGCAATCATAAGATTAGCATAAGGAGGTCCTCCTTATGGCAAACACTTGGAACCAATCAGGCACAACCTGGAACACAGGTCGTTGGGGAACAACTGACGCTATTACAAGTGGTTGGGGTGCAGACGCATGGAATACAGGCGGCTCATGGGGTAAAGCTACTGATGAATTAGTAGTATTAACAGGTTTATCATTAACAGCATCTGTTGGAAATATTGAAGCTTTTGCTTTACAAGGTTGGGGCAGAGATACTTGGAACGATGGACCGTGGGGAGAAAGTGATAATCCTGTTATTTCACTAACAGGTTTTGGATTAACTTCTAGTTTAGGTTCACCAACAATTAGTACAGAAATAAATTCTGGTTGGGGACAAGATGGTTGGGGAGTTGAAAACTGGGGTATATCAGGATTAACTGTAGAAGTAGAAGCACCACCTCAAATATTATCTTCTCTTGGAGCTTCAGCTTGGAACGAGGGCACATGGGGCGATAGTGGTTGGGGCACGTTTACTTTAACTCCTGCAGATGTAGTAGGAATATCTGGAGTATCCTTTACTTCAAGTGTTGGATCTTTAACAGCAATATCAGATTTTACTGGAACATTAACAGGTCAATCAATAACTGCAAGTGTTGGATCACTTGCTCCTGCTGATGTAATTGGATTAACTGGACTAAGTATTACAAGTTCTGTTGGATCAATTTCTCCTGCAGATGTCATGGGTTTAACTGGACAGGAAATAACAGTATCTTTAGGAGATATTGTAATTACTACAAACCCTATAATAAATGTTACTGGTTTTAGTATTACTTCTTCTGTTGGAAGTCTTGCTCCTGCAGATGTAGTAGGAATATCTGGAGTATCGGCCACATTATCTGTAGGATCTATTGCACCAGAAGATGTTATGGGTTTACCTGGACAATCAGTAACAGTTTCTTTAGCAGGGTTTGGAACATCAACAGGCTTTGGAATACAAGCATATCAAGCTGTTGACACAGGTTCAAATATTTCGTATTCTGATGTTGCAACAGGTACAAATATAACATATAGTGACGTCGCATAGGAGATAAAATATGGCATCAACATTTACGCCTTTAGGTATAGAACTTCAAGCAACCGGTGAAAACGCTGGTACATGGGGAACAAAAACTAATACAAATTTACAACTTATAGAACAAATAGCTGGTGGTTTTACAACACAAGCAGTCTCTGATTCTGGAGATACAGATCTTGCAGTATCTGATGGTTCAACTGGTGCAACTCTTGCACACAGAGTTATAGAATTTACAGGATCACTTACAGGATCAAGAAATGTTACAATACCTATTGATGTTCAAGATTTTTATATTTTAAAAAATTCAACAAGTGGATCACAAAACGTAGTATTTAAATATGTATCAGGTTCAGGGGACAGTGTAACTGTTGCTCCAGGAGCAGTTAAATTAGTCTATGCAACTGCTAATGATGGAACTAACCCAGATATTGATGATACAGGTTTTATAACTGCTGCATCAACAGACACTTTAACAAACAAAACTTTAACAGCTCCAAAAATTGCAGACGCAGGCTTTATTGCAGATGCAAATGGAAACGAACAAATAATATTTCAAACAACATCTTCAGCAGTAAATGAATTAGAAATAACTAATGCTGCAACTGGAAATCCACCAATCATAGGTGCAAGTGGAGAAACCAACGTTGATGTTCATATTAAACCAAAAGGTTCAGGAGAAACTAGAATAGGTACAGGTGCTGCTGCAGCAACTTTAACAACAAGTGGTGCACATGATTTAGTTTTAGACACAAACTCAGGAACTAATTCAGGAACAATTACAATAACAGACGGAACAGATGGAAACATTAACATTGCACCAAACGGAAACGGTGTAGCTCAAGTTGGCGGCGCTGCAATAAAAGTTGCAGGTAAAGAATCTATATGGGTGCCGGCAGTTTCAATGTATCCTAATTCTACAAATGGATGTGCGGACCTTGCTCAGGTTGAATTATCAAATGGTCCTGAAATTAAAACTTTAGACTTTGACAAAGATTCAGATGAATTTGCACAGTTTGCTGTTGCATTTCCTAAATCATGGAACGAAGGCACAGTAACTTTTCAAGCTTTCTTTACAGCAGACTCAACAAATACAGGAACTACAGCATGGGGATTATCCGGTGTAGCAATTGCAGATAATGATTCTTGTAACACGGCTTTTGGAACACAGGTTGTTGCAACAGCTAAGGCACACAGTGGTACAGCAAACGATTTAGACGTAGCAGCAGAAAGTGGAGCAGTAACTATTGCAGGTTCACCTAGCACCGACGAGCAGGTGTTCTTTCAAATCTCAAGAGACGTATCAGCAGATTCTTTAACAGCTGATGCAAAATTACTAGGAATTAAATTATTCTTCACTACTGACGCTGCAAACGACGCATAATAGGAGGAATACATGAGTTCATTTGGATACAGAATACTAGGATTTGGTAGTGGATCTGGTGTAAAAAAAATAGATTTTGATTATTTAGTTGTTGCTGGCGGAGGCGGCGGCGGAAACGATGATGGCGGCGGCGGAGGCGGCGGCGGAAATCGAACGTCTTTTCCTGGAGGAACTAAAATAACACTTGAATCTGGTGCAACAATTACTGTTGGAGGAGGAGGTAGCGGTTCTCAAGGCGGCGATCCTCAAGCAACTAACGGACAAAATTCATCTGCAGGTGGAATCACGTCAAGTGGTGGTGGAGCAGGCTCATCAAATCACCCTGCCACAGGAAACGCAGGTTTTCCTGGTGGTGCAGGAGGAGGTGGAAGATCAAATGTAAACGCTCCAGTAGCAGGTGGAACTGGTAATGCTGGTGGTTTTGATCCTGTAGAGGGTAAAAATGGTGGTAATGGTAACACAAGTTTTAACAACGCTGGTGGTGGCGGCGGTGGCGGCGGAGCAAATGCAAATGCCGGAAGTAACGTAACTTCACCAAGTGGTGGTATTCCAAACTTAGGACAAGGCGCACCTGGTGGTGCAGGAGTAGCAAATTCCATAACAGGTTCATCTATTACAAGAGCTGGAGGCGGCGGAGGCGGCGCTAATCAAAACCAAGCTGGAAGCGGTGGTTCCGGTGGTGGCGGAAATGGAGGAACACCACCATCTGGTACTGGAGGCGCTGGCACAGATGGCCTAGGCGGAGGAGCCGGAGGCGGAACGGGCGGAGGTACTCCAAGAGACGGCGGAGCTGGAGGAACTGGAATAGTTATTTTAAGAGACCCTACCGGATCATCTATAAGTGTAACTCCTGGAAGTAACCAAGTTGCAACAGATAGCGGAGCTAAAGTAGTTACATTTAATACAACAGGGACAATAGTATTTTAATCATGGCATTTAAAACAATAGCAAAAATAGAAGAACAACAAGATCCATTTAATGTAGGAGAAAAAATATGGGTTGTTGTAGATGGATGCACTATTGATGCAGAAGTTTCTAATGTTGATAATTTTGTAAGAGATGTTTTAAAAAAAGATGGAACATGGATAGAGTGTCCAGATAATAGTGGACAAACAGGCAGAGTTTATGATTATACTCTAAGTAAATTTATTGCAAAACAACCCTTTGCGTCATGGACAAAAGATTCAGAAGGAGTTTGGAATGCACCTATTGCAGAACCAACTAATCCAGTGGTTGAAGTAGATTCAGCAGTTGATGAGGATAATCCTGTAAGTGAAAAAGTTAATATTGAAAGATATAAAATAAGTTGGGACGAAGATAATCAAAGATGGAAGGGTATTGATTTTACAGATAATACTGAACATGTTTGGGATCCGGCTACTTCTACTTGGAATTAAATTTACCTCTTTACTTTTTTAAAAATTTATTTATATAATACTATATAAAGAATATAGTATGAGTTTAGAGAATTATTATTGGTATTTTAAAAAAGCCTTACCAAAAAACACCTGTGAAAATATTATAAAAACATACAAAAATAAAAAATTTCACAAAGGGACTATTGGTGTAAAAGATAAAGATAAGAAAAATTTAAAAACAAGGAATACTGATATTGTTTTTATTGATGAACCTTGGCTTTATAGAGAAATACAACCTTTTACTAACGTAGCAAACAGAAATGCAAATTGGAATTTTAATTTAGATTGGACTGAAAAAATTCAATTTGGTTGTTATAGAAAAAACAGTCATTATGACTGGCATTGTGATTCTACAACGGTAAACAAAGAAAATCGTTATAGAAAAGTATCCACGATTGTTATGTTATCTAATCCATCAGATTATGAGGGTGGACAATTAAAATTTCAATTTAGAAATAACGTTGATCCAACAATAGAGGACACTCTAGTTGATGGTAATCTTCAAGGTAATATAATTGTTTTTCCTTCATATGTTTGGCATAAAGTAGAACCAGTCACAAAGGGAGTAAGATATTCTTTAGTTACATGGACATGGGGGCCTCCTTTCAAATGAAAATTAAAAAAGTAATAGAAGCTAAAATAAAACGTGACTATTTGTTTGCAACAGGCACTGTTGATATTGATTGTAAATATTTTATAAATAAAATTGAAGAAGGTATTAATCAATTTAATAATAAAAATTTTGTAACTAATGTTAAAAGTTTTATGACAGAATGGAGTTATTTTGTTGCTGATCCAAAATTTTTAAAAATTATTTTTCCTATGTGTGATTTTTTAGATCAATGTAAAGCCCTACGTTTCTGCGATAAATATGTTTTAAAAGATGCATGGGGTTTAAAACAAAGTTTTGGCCACTTTACGAGAGAACACGATCATACTCCTGCTTTTGCTTCTGGTGCAATATTTTTAAATACGCATGATCAAGGGTTGTATTTTCCAGAAATAAATAAAACAATTCCTGCTGTTGCTGGAACTTTTGTTTTATTTTCTGGTTTTTTAAGACATAAAAATAAAAGAAATATATTAAAAAAAGAAAGGTATGCTTTAGCATTTAATTTTAATTACGCAGCATGAATATAAAAACAAATAATTGGAACCATAATTCATACATTACAGTTAGTGACGTATTAAATAAAAAAGAAATTCAAGTCATTATAAAAGATATTGAAGAACAAATAAAAAGTAATCCGGCTAAAGATAGTTTGACAGGAATACAAACAAAAGCTTTATTACATGAAATATATAAAACAAAACCATGGTTAAATTATTTTAAAAAAATAAAAGAAATAGCAGGCATGTTAGGATTTTTAAAATTAAAAGAATGTTGGGCATTAAAAATTGAAAAACAACAAACACCTTTTTTACATAATCACCGTAAAAGTAAAATAACAAGTGTTTTTTATTTGCAAAACCCAGATGTTTTTTGTGGAACTTATTTAAATCAAGACGGTAAAGATATTATTATACCGGGTCATGAAAATTCTCTTGTTGTTTTTGATGGAAAAATTTTGCATGATGCTGTATTTCCAGAAACAAAATTATTAAAAAATAAACCTCGATATACTTTAATAACGGATTTTAATTAATATGAGCTTTAAAAAAAATAAATATGTAGTTATTAAAAAAGCAGTTTCTAAAGAAGTTATTAATTTTTTAAAAGATTATTTTATATTAAAAAGAAGAGTTGCGTGGACTTTATTTGATCAAAATCATATTAATCAATTTTCACAAGACTACGGTAGATTTGGCGACGAGCAAGTTCCTAACACATATGCACATTACGGTGACGTTGCAGCTGAAGTTCTTTTATCTAAACTTAAACCATTAATGGAAAAAGAAACTAAATTAAAATTAGTAGAAACATATACTTATATGAGAGCCTATAAAAATGGTGATGTATTAAAAAAACATCGAGATAGAAAAAGCTGTGAAGTTTCTTGTACATTAAATGTAGGTGGGGATTTATGGCCCATATTTGCAGATGGTAAAAAAATTATTTTAAAACCAGGAGATATTCTTATTTACAAAGGATGTGAGATAGAACATTGGCGAGAACCTTTTCTTGGTGAAGTTTGTATACAAATTTTTTTACATTACAATGAGGATAAACCTAATGCACAAATATATGATAATAGAATTCATTTAGGTCTTCCAGACTATACAAAGAATAACTAATGAAAGCTTTTAAACAAAATAGTAAAACACAAGAACATAATTTTATAGGTGGTTGGTATATAAATAAAAAAGTGTGTGATAATTTAATAAAATATTTTGAAAACAATCCAAATAAAGTAAAAGGTCTAGCAGGTAATTCAGATGGTAAAGCTGTTTATCAGCCTAAAATTAAAGACTCTTTAGATTTAATTATAAACCCAACAGCTACCGAAAAACCTGTTGTTAACTATCACAAAGAATTAATTAAAGTTCTTAACGAATATAAAACAAAATATATTTATTCTGATAAAATACAAGAACCTTATGGTCTTACAGATAATTGGAATATTCAAAAATATCAACCTGGAGGTGGTTATTTTAATTGGCATTTTGAAAGATACCCTTACCCTGCAACTATTAGAAGACACTTAGTCTTTATGACATATTTAAATGATGTTACTGATGCAGGAGAAACAGAATTTTATTATCAAAAAATAAAAGTTAAACCAGAAAAAGGTTTAACATTAATATGGCCATCTGAATGGCCTTGGACTCACAGGGGACTTACTTCAAAAACTCAAATTAAATATATAGCTACGGGATGGTTTTGTTATGTCTAAAAATTATATTTTATCTAAAAAAAATTATGTTTCTAAAGAAGAATGTAATCTTTTAATAGAAGAACTAAAAGACAAAGTAAAACCAGGAGAGCATGAGTCATATGGTTATGAAGCTTTTGATTTAGAAGGCACTCCAATATTCAATCAGGTACAACAAAAGATTTTTCCTTTATGGCAAGAATATATGGATAAGTTTCCTGAGGTTAATTTAACAAAAAATAAATGGTCTTTGACACACATGCGTTTTAAAAAATTTAATGCGGGTAAGTCATTTGAAGACTGGCACTCTGAACATAGTTATGATCATTGCACAAGACTTTTAAATATACAATTATATTTAAGTAATCATAGTTGTGGAACAGAATTTTATGATGGGACTACACTTAAATCAGAGCAAGGAAAGGTTGTCATATTTCCGTCTTATTTTACACATACACATAGAGGGCAAAAATGCCCTGATAACAAAATAAGATATTTAATAACAGGATATGTTAATTTTTTAAATTTATAAAATGATGAAAGATTATTTTAACGCTATACCTATTGCAAGTGAACATACTGATTTTTTATTAAAAGATTTTGAAAAAAAAGAATTATTAAAATTAAAGTATTATGGTGATGATGGAACGGCTCAAGTTTCTTCTAATTATAAGGTATTAGAAAATCCTGTATTAAAACGAGTAAAACGTTTTATTAATTCAAAAGTAAAAGAATATGTAAAAAAAATAATTTGTATTGATAATACCTTGCGTATGACTCAAAGTTGGTGTGCTATAAGTAAAAAAGGTAACCGTCACCCAAAGCACATGCACCCTAATGCTTTTGTTAGTTTGGTTTATTATGTTGACTGCGATAAAAATAGTGGCGACCTTGTGTTTGTAAAAGATAAAAGTTCTATACAAGAGGGTTTTAATTTTAATTTTAAAACTACAGAAAATAATGAATATAATTCTCAGGCCTGGAGATTTGAAACTGCACCAGGTTACATATGTATATTTCCAGCTCATATCAATCACTACTCAACTGCTCACAATGGAGATAAAGATAGAATTATTATAGGTGCTAATTTTTTTGTAGATGGCATGATCGGAGAAGTTAATAATATAGATTTAATGCGTATTAATATTAGGTAAAATAATTTATGAAAACTAAAATAATAGACAACTGGCTTAGTAAAGATCTTCAAGAATATATGGAAAGACTATTTTTGTACCACACGCCACATTGGTGGGATATGAAACCTTTTATTGGTAAACCACCTTTTTATTATTGTAATTTAAATATGGAAGATGCGTTCTATGCTTTTTTAGGAGAAAAAGCACTTAGAACTATAGGAAAAGGATCTTTAAGAAGAATGTATATTAATGTACAACATCCTGGTATGGATGGTTCTTATCATGTTGATGATGGAAAAATAACAGGTATATATATGGTTACTAAAACTTTATCTAAAAGTGGTAAACTTTTAATAGATGGAGAAAAAGATATTTCATTTATACAAGGAAGATTTGTTATGTTTAATGCAAAAACTCCACACAAAGCAAACTCACCTTCAAAAGGAAATGTTAGAATTAGTTTAGCATTTAAAACAGAATGAATAAAAATTTTATAGCAATAAAAAATAATTTTCTAACAAAAAAAGAATGTAAGTCTTTAATTAAAGATTTAGATAAAGGGTTAAAAAAATCTCCTAAAAATTATCAAGGCTACGAATATAAAGATATTAAAATTAAAAAAATACAAGAGTTAATAGTTAAAAGAGCATTAAGTGTTTTACAAACGTATACCTCAGTTTACCCTGAATTAGATCTTACAGAAGACAAGTTTGCGTTAACTGAATTGCGTTTTAAAAAATTTAAAGGAAAAAAATATTTTGATAAATGGCACTCAGAGAATTGTATAAAATATCCAAATAGAGTTTTAAATTTAATGATTTATTTATCTGATCATGATTGTGGAACAGAGTTTTTTAATGGAGAAGTTATTCCCTCTGTGACAGGTAATGCAGTAATTTTTCCGTCTTACTTTACGCATACCCACAAAGGTCAGCCATGCCCTAAAGGAAAAACACGATATATTATTACAGGATATTTTAATTTTATCTCGTTAGTTTAGAAACAATAGACTGATACTTTAATACTTTTTGTCTAAATTTTTCATTAATTTCTAACAAAGTTTCAATGTGAAGTTCTAGTTTAGCTATATTATCTTTAAGAGTTTTATTATACATAACCTCAGATACTTTAACTTGTTCGGCCATATCTACTTTTAACTCTAAATCTTTAATAATTTCGTCTTTTACGTCTTTCATATATAATCATTATATATTGATAAACGTCTAAAAGTCAAGTAAACTGCCCGCTACTCAAACTATAAAAAGTATGTTAAGGGTAGTACATGTTACAAAAAATAGGATTTCAACCAGGTATTAATAAACAAATTACAGCCACAGCAGCAGAGGGCCAGTGGATAGACTGTGATAATGTTAGATTTAGATACGGAATACCTGAAAAAATAGGCGGCTGGAACCAACTTGGAAACGTTAATCAGAATGAATTAACCGGCGCAGGCAGAGGTCTTCATCATTTTATAAATAGTCAATCAAGAAGGTATGCTATAATAGGAACTAATCGTATTTTATACGCGTTTTCTGGTGGTGTATTTTATGACATACACCCTATTAAAACTACTACAACGCTTACAAGTGCATTTAGCACGACTAATGGATCACCTACTGTTACGATAACTTTCTCAACATCGCATAACATTAATGTTAATGACATAATTTTACTAGACAATTTTACTGCGATAACCAACTCTAATTTTACATCTTCAGATTTTGATGATAAAAAATTTATGGTAACTTCTGTTCCAACATCTACAACACTAACAATAACAATGCCTTCTAATGAATCTGGGTCTGGTGCCACAACTTCTGGAGGCATTAGAGTACAACACTATTTTCCTGTTGGAACAGCTGTTCAAGAAAAAGGATATGGTTGGGGCCTTGGATCTTGGGGTGGACAAGCATCAAATGCAATTACTACAACATTAAATGGAGCTTTGGGTAATGATGCATTTGGAACTGGAAGCTCAGGAACTTCAATAACGTTAACAAGCACGGTTGGTTTTCCAACTACAGGGACAAATTTTATAAAAGTAGGGACTGAGGAAATATCTTACACTGGAGTTTCAGGTAATAATTTAACAGGCATTACAAGAGCAGTTAGAGGAACAACAAGAGCGGCACATTCAACTGGAGCAACCGTAACAAACACTAGCGACTTTGGAGCTTGGAACCAAGAGACTTCCGAAGGCCTTGCACTCGATCCAGGTATGTGGTCTATTGACAATTTTGGTGACAAAGCTATTTGTTTAATTCATGATAGTGCATGTTTTTCTTGGGACTCTAGTTTAGGTAACGCTACAGAAACAAGAGCCTCAATTATCACAGGTGCACCAACTGCATCAAGACACATGGTTGTATCTACACCGGATCGTCACTTAGTATTTTTTGGAACGGAAACGACTATTGGAGATGTTACAACACAAGATGACATGTTTATTAGATTCTCTGATCAAGAAGACATAAATACATATGCACCAACAGCAACCAATACGGCTGGCACACAAAGACTGGCCGATGGATCACGGATCATGGGAGCCATTAGAGGTAGAGATGCTATTTATGTTTGGACAGACACAGCATTATTTACACAACGTTTTGTTGGCTCTCCATTTACTTTTGCATTCTCACAAGTGGGTACAAACTGTGGTTTAGTTGGGCAGAACGCATGTGTAGAAGTAGACGGTGCAGCTTACTGGATGTCAGAAAATGGTTTTTTTAGATTTGCTGGTAGATTAGAATCTTTACCATGTTTAGTTGAAGACTTTGTTTACGATGATATAAATTTATTATCTGGTAACCAAATGGTTTCTGCAGGATTAAATAATCTATTTGGTGAAGTAATTTGGTTTTATCCATCATCTACATCAGATGTGGTTAATAAATGTGTTGCATATAATTATTTTGACTCTTCCCCACAAAGGCCAGTGTGGACAGTTGGCACTCTAGATAGAACTATGTGGAGAGACTCTGCTGTATTTGGTCAACCACACGCTTTAGATTATGATGCCGGTAATGATTCATCTTTTGATGTTGTTGGAAATACTGAAGGTAGAACAGCTTACTATGAACATGAAGTTGGAACAGATCAAAATAGAAATGGAACAGTAACTGCTATATTATCTAATATTTCATCAGGAGATTTTGATATAAGTCAAAGACGAGGACTTGCAGGTCAATCAACAGGTATAGCTGATATAAGAGGAGATGGTGAATTTTTAATGAAAATAAGAAGATTTATTCCTGATTTTATATCACAAACAGGAACTACAAGAGTTACACTACAATTGAGAAATTTTCCAAATGACAGTCAGGCAAGCTCATCTTTAGGACCATTTGATATAACATCAAGCACACTAAAAGTTGATACTAGGGCAAGAGCCAGAGCGATAGCTCTTAAAATAGAAAACACAGCTGTAAGTCAAAGTTGGAAACTTGGAACTTTTAGGTTAGACATACAACCGGATGGAAGAAGATAATGGCAAAAATAGTGCAAGTATTAACAAGACCTAGTGTAGAATATGACTATACTGTAGCCGAAGCACAGACTAGAGACTTAGATGGTGTTATTGTAAAATTAAATACAACATATCAACAAGAACTAAAAGAGGAGGTAGAAGCTCAAAACTTCTTTTTAAATTAATGGCAAATAGTTTTATAAATAAAAAAGCAGATTTAACTACGACAGATCTAACAACTTTATATACTGTGCCAACAGCTAAAACATCTATTGTTAAATCATTATTAGCAACGGAAGATGCTGGGTCGGGGACCACATTAACTGTAACTTTAGTAAACGCTAGCGGAGCCATATTTAACATATACAAAGATAAAGCTGTAGGATCTAAAGAAACATTAGAACTATTAACAAATCCATTAATAATAGAAGAGGGTGAGTCATTAAAAGTACAGGCAGCTCAAGCAAATGAGTTATTTGTAATAGCTTCTATATTAGAAATTCAACCAAGGGAGGTTACATAATGAAAGATATACCAACAATATATCCAGATAAAATAATAGAGAAAATAACAAATATTAAAACTGGAGAGCAATATATGAGTGATGAAGAGTGGAAATCTAAAAATATTCCAGAAAAAGATATAAGAAGAGATGTTACAATTTTAATGCCTAAGCTTGATATTTTTTCTAAAACAAAATAAGGTAGTACGATGGCCATAACTAGAGCACAACAATTCAGACAAATGTTAAAAAAAGGTAGCACAAAACCTGTTGTACAAGGTGGTGGACCAAACTATTTGGGTAAACAAAAAACTGTTTCTAATGTGCCTATTAAATGGCAATCAGGTCCTAATAAACCACCTACAGAATTAGCATATATTACAGAAGCAGAAAAAAAATTATTATTAAAAGAAGATATACACGGATCATTAAAAGATGGACCTAACAAAGGTCCGAAAGG